CGGGCGGTCGAACAGTTCGTAGAGCGGCTGGTCGGTCTCGCGCTCCTCGGTCCCGTCGTCGTTGCGGCGGTAGAGGTAGGGCGTGCAGCGGGCCAGGTCGGTGGCCAGGCGGTTGACGCAGCCATGAACGGCCGAGACCGTCATCGCCGTGGCCTGGCTGATCAGCGCGCCGGAGGCCGAGGCGACCGAACCCAGCGGCGGGATCATGCCATAGGACGGCACGCCGGCGCTGGCGCGCTGCGACGGCGCGGCGATGCGGCTGAGCAGGCTCACGTCAGGCGCCCTTCCGCGCAAACAGCCACGCCGCGCAGAGGATGAAGCCGCCAGCGACGATGAACGCGGCCGGCCGGCAGACCAGCGAGACGCCGTAGACGATCAGCGACGACCCGACGATCGCCGCCACGTCCGGCGCCAGGTCGGCGACGATCGCCGCGAACCGGGTTCGCGTGGGCTGCGGCGCGGGGTCGGTCATCACGCAGCCCGTTCAGTTAAGAACCGCGCGGGACTCGCGCATCAGGCCGAGGACGTACTCCGCAAGGGCGGCCTTCTCGGTCTCGGCAATCGTGGTCCACGGGATGTCGAGGGTGATGACCTTGTCGTCCATGACGATGCCGGTCTTGAAATTAGGCTTCGTGCACCGCGCCTCAAGGATTCGAGTGTCCCGCGCGATTCCGGCCTCGGCCTGCTTCATGGCCTCCTGACGATCCCGTCCGCGCTGCGCCGCCGCGTCTCGTCGCAACTGCTGGGCGCGCGCCTCAAGCTCGGCCGCCTCGCCATCTAGTTCAATGGCTGACTTCATGAGCGCTGCTCCGGTCTCTCAAAGCACCAGCAGCCCACGCTCCTCGTAGACGGAGCGCCGGGCCTCGGGGTTGGCGGCCATCACGGTCACCGCGTCGAACAGGGCCATGGCGGGGTCGATCTTGGCGTCGCCGGCGTTCTGCTTGGTGGCGCGGATCGCGGTGGCGGTGGCTTCGATCTTCAGGTTGGCGATGGCCCAGTCCATCATCGCCTGGTCGGCGTGGACGAGCGTGCCGTTGGCCAGTTTCCGCTCGGCGGTCTTCAGCGCGTTCATCATGGCGTAGCCCTGCGGGGCGCCGATGACGTAGTTGGATCCGGTTTCGCGGTTGTCCTGGGTGATCCCCACGCCGTCGAGGGCGTCGATCAGCTCGCCGAGGCCCGCCGGGTCGACGGCGACGCAGGCCAGGAGGCCGGCGTCGCGGATCTGGACGATGATGTCGACGATCGCGGCGATGTCGGCGGGCAGCGCGCCCACCATGGCGTCGTCGTCCAGGATGGTCAGCTGCTTGGCGGCCTCGAAATCCAGCAGAGCGGTCGCGATCGACTTGCGGCGCTCGAGCACGATCCTGTGGGCCCAGGCGTGCGACCAGGCCAGCCACCGCTTGATCCGCTTCTTGCCCGCCACGGGCTCCTGGTCGTCTTCCGGCGCGGCCTCGGCCGCCACCTCGATCTCACTGGTCTCGCGGCCCAGAACCGTCATGCCGTAGAGGTCGTCGAGGCCGCCGCCATCGAGGCCGACCACGATGACCTCGCAGCGCTTGAGGATGGCCTCGAGCGTGACGGCCGGATCGGCCCGCCGCTTCCAGTACTCGGCGCCCGCCCAGCTGTCGGAGCGCGCGGCCATGCCCGGCTCGACGTTCAGGTGCTTGGCGAAGAAGCCGATCTCGGACTTGATCCCCTTGAGCCTGGCCTTGTCCAACTCCTGGAGCAGGAAGCGCTCGGAGACCGACGCGCCCTGGTTCGGGTTGGTGATGTGGAAGTTGGCCGGATCCTTGTAGGCCTGCGACTTGATCATCGGCTCGGGGAATTCGTAGAGCAGCCCCAGCGACGCCGGCGCTTCGATCTCGCCGTCGCGGATCCCGCGGAACCGCTGGAGCCAGTCCTTGAAGACGCCGACGGGCGGCTCGTTGGACTGGGTGGATAGGGCGATCACGAAACCTTCCGGGCGCGAGGCCAGGCCCCCGGTCGCTTCGCGCAGCATGTCCTCGGCGTTGGCCTTCTTGCCGAACAGCCAGAGCTCATCGATCAAAACGCCGCTGGCCTTCTTGCCCCCGACGGTCTCCGCGTCGGCGGCCACGATCTTCAACGTCGCGCCCGTGGTGCGGTGCTCGATCTTCCGCTCGTGCGGCACCGGCTTGAGCATCTGGAACAGCTCGGGGTCGCGCCGCACCATGTCCATGGCGGGCTTGGCCGAGTTGTTCGCGATTTCGATGGTGGGCGCGAGGATGATGAACTCGGCGGATTCGCGCCAGTTCATCAGCAGCGCCGTGATCATGATGCCCGCGGCCAGCGTGGACTTGCCGTTCTTCTTGCTGATCAGCAGGAAGAACTCGTTGATCAGCCGCTCGCCGCTCTCGGGATCGCAGGCGCCGAAGATGGCGCTGACGAATTCCGTGATCCAGGGCCGTGCGATCTCGCCAAAGGTCGGCGCGCCGGCGACGTCGACGACGCGCAGCGCGTTGAAATAGTCGAGACCGGCCTGGGCCTCGGATGGGAACAACGGCGGGGACGTCAGGAGCGAGCGGCCCTCGACGATGCGCTCGCGCCAATCCAGGCACGCGGTGGACCAGGCGACGGTTATCGCTCGCTCCGAACCGCGGCGCCGTCCACGGCCGCCAGGCGCGGCCGCTCGCGCGGCGCGAACCGGCCGCCGGCGGCGACGACCGCATCCGCCTTCGCCCTGGCCTCGGCCTTCTTGCCGATCGGCGGGGTGGCGGCGCCGGCAGGCCCAGCCTCCGGCGCGGGCGATGTCATCACCGCCAGCTTATTGGCCGCGCCCAGGCTGCCCGCCGCCGCGAGGAGATCGAGGCGGTTCAGGACCTTGAGGCGATAGCGCGCCGCGCCGGTCTCGAGGTCCTCGGCGAAATGCTTGACCAGGTCCTCGACGCTGACCCCGATCGCCTTGGCGATCCGCCCGCGCGGCTCATTGCACGCGGCCATCAGCGCAACGTCGTCGCGCATCTGCTGGGTGATCTTGAACGTCGCCACGTCGGACGCGGGTTTCTTTTGCAGCCCCAGCTCGGTTGCAAACAATTTCCGGAGCGTCGGGACCGAGATGCCCAGCGCCTTGGCGACCACGCGCTGCGAAGCGCCTTCGCCGATGAATTCCTTGACCTTCTTGCGCTCGGCCGCAGTGGGCTCACGAGCCGGTCGTCCGCGACCCGACATGCTCCCAGTCTCCCCGAATTTCTTTCCATCAGGGCCGCGCGACAGCGCCAAAACCGCCCGGCCGACGAAAAAAATCTGTGGATGGCGTCCAATGCGGTTGGCCGCACGCATCGACGGCGAGGCGAAACCCCCTACCCCCGGGGTTCCATGGTGGCCGCTGACTTGGTGGTCGTCAGCGACGGGCGGCGCGGGCGCGCGCGGTCTTGGCTGAGTGGTGCGACCCGCAGAGGCACTCGCCATTGGCGGGGTCGAGGCGCGCGCCGCCGTCGGCCAGTTCGTGCTTGTGGTCGGCGAACATGCGGTGGGTCGGTTGGGCCTTCGTGCAGCGCCGCCCGTTGACGGTCGCCTCGCACCTTCCACCCGCGCGAGCGATGACTTCGGCGCGCCACGCTAAATGTTCTGGCGTGAGGTAGCGGCTGTCCGCCGTCTTGGGCGGAACGCTGACACGTCGTGGAACGGTCGCCAGCGTCGACTTCAGCGTGGCCAGTCTGGCCATGCTTAACGGTTTGCCGATCCGTCCAGCGCTTCCTTCAGCGTCATGGTGACGAGACCTGGCTGAGTGTTCAGGGGAAGGATCAACCAGCTATCCGATCCGATCAGATAGACCACGCCGAAGAAGCGTCCGCCGCGCGTGATCACCCGGGCCGTCTGGCGAAGCCGACCCTCGCGGTGCAGCCCCGTCACATAGGCCTTCAGCATCGAGTCGGTGCAGGCGAGAAGCTGCTCGACCGAGGCGTCCCAGGCCACGTCCGGCGGCGGACTGAGCGTCAATTCGTGCGGCGCGGGCCACACATGGGGTGCGCCCATCGGCGCGATGTCTAGAGCTCGCAAGGGATCGCTCGTTTGGCTGGTCTATCCAGCGGCGCCGTGATCGCGGCTCGCTCGCCCTCGCTGTCCCAGAATCGCACACTCCGATGCGCCGGTTCAACCCCAATGGAGTCATGCGGCGAAATAAAGCTCGTCACGCGGAGGCGATGTCCAGCGACACCGTCACCCAGGCGGCGTCGGCGTTGGGACGATAGCGGAAGCGGACATAGCGCTTGGTCGACTCGACCACCTCGGCGTCCTTGATCGCCTGCATGGCGGTCAGCCAGCGTTCGTCCTGGAAGTCGTACGACTTCAGCGCCAAGAGGCTCGCCCGGCTGACATTGCCTTCCTTGTCGACCTGGAAGGCCTTGGTGATCAGCGCGCGGATCTCGGCGCGCACGCCCTCGGCCCATTCGTTCAGGCATTCGTCGACCAGCGTCTTGGCGCTCTGCAGCTCGGGGCCATAGCGGAACTGATCGGCGACTTGGACCTGCAGCTGGATCTTGCCGTCGAAGCTCGACAGCGTCAGGTTGCCCTTCGTGCCGCGCGGCTTGGCGCCATACTTCTCGTCGATCAGCGCCAGGAAGGCGTCGATCTCATTGAACGCCGCATGCTTGAAATCGCGCAGCTTGCGGTTCAACGCGACGGCGCGCTCGTGCAGGTCCCGCGCCAGCTGGTCTTGCAGCTTGTCCGAGCCCTTCACGACCTCGATCGGCACGAGCTCGCCGCGCGGACCGCGCATATAAACGCCGTCTCCGACCCATTCCTGACCGGGCGGCAGCTCATCGCCGGGGGTCAGCGCGTCGCTCATCCGGCGACGGCCTCGCGCCGCGCCGCATCGCCCCAACCGCCGCTCAGAACGGCATGCCGGCGCTTCGAAGCGCGCAGCCGGCGACGCGCCGCCGCCAGCTCGAGCCTCTGGTAGTCGAGCGCCGTCGCGGGCGTCCTCGGCTGGTAGATCGGCGTGATGCGCGAGCGCTTGGGCGCGCTGGCGCCGCGGCGCGGCGACTTGAAGCGGATCTGCTCGGCGATCTCCGCCGTGAACGTCGCGGCGGCCGCGCGTGCGGCGAGTACGTGCTGGCCTGAGTCCATCAGGAGCTCCGATCGTCTGGCGGGCGCCAGGTCGTGGTGGGCTTGCGCCGTTCGGGCTGGCCCGACAGGCGGCGCGACATCTTGAAGAGCTGCTGGGCGATATCGCTGCGCTCGGCGAAGAACGGCTCCGGATCGGTGTGCATCAGCGCCAGTCGGCGCACTCGATCGGCCAGCGAGAGCAACAGCTCGGCGTCGGTCGTCGCGGCCAGCGGCTTGCGGTCGCGCGCGGCGGCCCGCGCCGTCGAGAACACCGATCGGGTCACAAACCGACCTTCGAGGCGGCGTTGCGGGTGAACAGTTCGCCCTCGCGGATATAGCCCCGCAGGGTATCGAGCTTCTTGTGGCGGGTCTGACGCATGATCGTCTCCGCGTTGACGTTCGCCGCGGCCGCCGTGGTGACGAAGCCCGCCCGCATGCTGTGTCCGGAGAACAGCGCCTCGTCGAAGCCGGCGCGCCGGCAGGCGCGCTTGACGATATCGGCGACGGCGCGGTCGCTCAGCGCTTCGCGGCCGACGTGGCCGTGACGATCGATCGGACGAAACAGGGGGCCATAGGTGATCGCCCCCGCCTTGAGCCAGGCCTGCAGCGCGGCGACCGCGCAGAGCTTGGTCTTGCCGTGCGGGATGGCGATCACCTGGCCCTCGCCGAGCTGATCGGTTTTGGACTTGTCCAGCCGGAT